CCTGAGATTTTGTGCCCTCCCCTTCTATTAAAGTCGTCACCTTTGCCCCAATGTCGGTCACTGTGTTGGTAAACTTACGAAGGAAGTCTGTCTTACCAAACAAGGTCTTGACATCTTGTTTGACAAAGGTATAATCCGCTTGGTCTCCCATTCCGTTGGACTTGAGAAAGGCAAGAATGAAGTCTTGGCAGTTGTTGTCTCGGGCGGAGTAAGTTGCGTAGGCGTCGCCCATCGCCTCGGCAGTCTTTTCCAGTGCTTTGTTCAGGGTCAGTCCAGCGGGAACCGAGACAGGACTACTCTCGCCACTACGTCCCTTGGTAGGTCGTAAGGTAATAATGGCATTCTTTTCAAGAGAATACTTCTTACCATCTTCTAGTGTTAATACAATCATCAAGTGAAAAATATCGTCATAAGGTTTGTCGGCAATTGCTTTCTTAAATTCACCGCCCGAGACAAAGTTAATCGCCTGCTGGACAATAGACTGGACAGGACTGCGGACGACCTCCGCTGAGACAATGGTCTTGTCTCCCATGGTTTTGAGAATACCCCGCACCTTCGCCGACACCTTCGTAGGTTTCGCAGTGATAGAAGAGACCGCCTCCGTGCCTGCGTCCACCACTTTGTCTCGGAAATCTACCGCCTGCTTCTGGACGCCCTTGGTAATCTTCTCAAACTTACTACGGACATCTTGGAAGATGCCTTTGCCTTGTCTTTTTTTTCCTTGAGCAATCATATACATTACAACAGATATTTTCGTGCTCGTCGTTCTCGTTGTTGTTCGTTAATCTTTTCTTTATTGGATTTCTTATATGTCTTATAATATTCGGCGAGTTCCTCTTTATTGTCTTTATAATATGTCTTCCAACAATCAGAGATTGTCTCTTTATGTGTGTCTCGGTATTCTTGTCTAGTCCTCCCTGGAATAATCTTATTGACACATACCGTATTCTCAATCCAATAACGCTCACGAGCACTCAATTCGTCCTTACTTCCACAAGGACACAATTCTATCAAAGTAATTTCGTATTGACCTGTTTCAATGAGTTGAAAAGAACTACACCCATTAGTTTTGCCATTCTTCCAACCTTTATAAGATGATATATGCTTTGCTAATCGTCTTGCCAAAGTAGGTTCGCAAGTTGACCCGATATAGGTAAGGTCTCCTGATGTGATGCGGTATATTTTCCCCTTGGAATAGTCAGGCATTCTACTCTATTCTACTCCTTTCTGTTTAAATCAATTCTATATATATGGAGATGTCAGAGGCGTTCTGGGGAGGTCTATATACCTTCACGGGTGGATTTATCCTCGCTGTTCTGGCAATCGCTTACAAAAGTAAATGTGATAAGATTGTTCTCTGTTGGGGTATGGTTGATATTAACCGCAATGTAGATATTGAACTACAAGAAGACCTGAGACAAATACCACAACCTGTGGATTAACCTACCCGTGTCAAACTCATGTAAGTATCCACATAGGTAATATTTTGAGACAAAGCAGGGTTTGCTTCTCCAACTACAATCGCGTAATATCCCTTTGTGGATACAACGAGTAGTCCTGTAATAGATAGGGAAAATACATCGGTTACATTGGTGGTTGGACTTCTATTCACCCGAGAAAGATAAGCATTCACAGTTCCAAGTCCTCCACGCAAACCACCGTTCGTCCAAGCAGTTGCTTTAGAATACATCGCATAGGTTAAATAAGGGTTGAGCACAGAAGTAGACATAGTTGTATTGACATTGAGTATATAGACCCCAGTGCTAATAAGACTGGTTGTGCTTCCTAAGATGCGTTCCTCTGTAGTGTTTAAAGTCATTGATATTGCGGTATTATAAGTGCCTTCTTTATACCCTCCCATATAAGTATCTATGCCTGAATAGGTAGTGGGCGAATAGTTCAGTTGGAGACCTGACTGTAACCTTGCGTAAATATTAATCCCTGAGACTGTGCTTCCAACATTTATGAGAGCACCTAGCGATGCTACTCCCATACCTGTCCCAATGTTAATGACATCTGTTCGGGTGGCACCTGTGCCTATGTCCAGTCTTACACCATTGTTTCCACATATCGTTAAAATCCCCCCTGTGTTTTGTTCTACAAAGTTGCTATAGAGACCATATCCATTGGCGACTATAAAGTCTCCGTTCATAGTGACTTGACTCGCAAACGCTCCCGTTCCATAGATTTCGGTTGTATGGAGGAGTGGGGCGACACAAGGACGAGCACTGGTTCCAATGATGGTTTGATTCGCCACAGGGGTAGTGTTGTTCGCATTAATCACAATCCCTCCCGTATATCCGTTTGCGTTGGCGAATTGGATATTGCCCGTGGTGCTGTTGTTAAACAAGTTCATACCAGCACTCGGAGCAAACGACTGAAAGTTAGAACAGAGGATTGACCCTGGGAAGTTAATGAGTGCGGTCTGTGCCGTGGGGAAGTTGATGAAAGAACCTGTTCCACTGCCTGCTGTGGGTTGTATCCAATTCTCTGGAATATAGAACGGTATACGAGGGTCAATCGGTTGAAACTCTGTCGTCATTAGTATAGGTTGATAATTCTCAGTCTATTCTATATGAGTGAGACACCTTTCCCCAATCCCGAGACAACTGAGTTTAATCCTGATGCGTGGGGGTCATCTACGACTATCTCGGAAGATGAGATTGCCTTTTTAGACAATCACTTTGTTCGCTTTCCAACAACCCAACCCAATGTCACTTTCCCCGTTGCTCCTACTGTGCCGACCCTTGCGATTGCCACAAGCGACACTCGGGCAGCGTCCGCCCAGTTCGTCCAGAACGCGAAGAATACCCAGACGTGGGGTGCTCTCCAGACTTTTAGTGCGGGTATGGTCACAAACGCCATTAATCCGCTTACCGATGGCGGGACGCTTACGATTGGCAACGGGGCGGTGAACAATGTGGTCTCTATTATGAGTGCGTCCAATACAGGTATACTAACGCTGGGTTCAAGCGGTTCTACCACTCGTATAAATGCTCCACTGACCCCACTCTATTCGTATCCTGTCGCTGCGGGCAAAATCGGCGAGGTCTTTCAATATTCGGGTTCTGTTACTCCAATCACCTTTACGCCAGATGTTCCTCTACAGATTATGTCTATGACTGGGTTTACTGCGGGAACTTGGTTGATGGCAGCAACGGTAAATAGGGGGACATCAGCAGTAAATGTCTATCTTTCTATTGCTCTTAGCACAACGACTGCTGATGTCACTTCTGCGAATGCGTTAGGGATTGAATATGTGTCAGGAGCATTCGCCGTAGGATTAATATCTACATTGTCTTGTATCGTTCAAGTCACAAGTTCTTCTACTGTGTATTATGTGAACGCACAAACAGGGGCAGGAGGGACAAGCACAACAATTACACCCATTTTGTGGCGTTCGGTAAGACTTGCCTAAAAGGGTTCCGCCCCTTCCAGACGGGTCACTTCGTCAGGCGAAGCAAGGGTTTGTAAGACCTTGGTCTTACCCGACACGAATAGCGATAAGTCTTGATGAGTCAAGCGTAGTGGGAGTTCGCCCAGCATTTAGGTAATAAGTTGTGGTCGCCGTAAGATTAACCACCGCCATAGTCGTTTGACCCTGAACTAAATTTGAGGAAGTATTTCCTATTGCCTGTGTCGCTTTACGACCAATCTCGTTCGTAGCAGTATTTAGTGCGGTTGTAAAATTAATACTATAAGAGTTAATATAAGTATTGACGGGCATTTTCCAAAATCCATAGAGTATCCAACTACCTGCGGTCAAACTGACTGAACGAACACTAAGTCCTATTCCTCCACCTGTCCCCTCACCAACCGAATTGGATATAAAAGTCGTCGCAGGAATAAATCCAATCGTGCCCGCTGTGCCAATAGAAGGAGTATTCGGGGCGGTCGCTGTTCCAACAGGATAGGCATAGAGAGGTGTAAGAGGACAATTCAAACGGGTCGTAGAACCACTTGACCCCAGTGTCAATATACCCGTGTTGGACTCACTCATGATGGAGACATTGTTGGTTGTCGCACCATTCCCAATCGCAAGCGTTGCTCCTGCCGTCAAAGGATTAATGGTCGCAACCCTTATCCCTCCAAAATAATACTGTAAGACTGCTGAGGTAAATGCTGACCCAAGAATAGGCGTCACATTCGCAGTCACCCACGCCACAATTTCGCTGGTCGCATACGCTGTGTTCGCCCACTGAGTGAGAGCAGTTCGTGTGGTTAGATAGACCGCGGTCACAAAGTTAATGGTTGCCTGTTGTGCTCGTGGGAAGGTCACAATAGAGTTTAGATACTTGAAGTAAGTCGCAAAGTCCCACGCCGATGGATTATACTGGGTCGTTTGCGGAGATGGAAACGGCGTAGTGGACATATAGTATAGCAGGACTTTTTATAAAGTCCCAACACTGTAAATACTCTACCGTATAGTATAGATGGCGTCCCTAACCAATTTCTACGAGCACAAGGGGGTCAAGAAGTATATGAAGGACAATCACAATCCCAATTTTAAAATCCACCACATCAAAGTGCCCTTTCGTATGCTCATTATCGGGGCATCGGGCACAGGTAAGACCAGCACACTGCTGAACCTGATTAAAGTCATGTCTAATACCTTTACCCGCATCTGTATCATCACAAAAGACAAGAACGAACCCCTTTACCAATACCTGTATGATGCGACGGGCGGTAAGCACGGCAATGTCTCCATTGAGAATTTTGATGAGAAGGGTTTGCCAGACCTCAAAGAGTTTCATTCAGACCAGAACTCGCTGATTGTCATGGACGACCTCGTCAACCAGTCTGCCAAGGAGCAAAAACCTATCTGTGATTATTTTATTCGGGCACGCAAGAAAGGCGTCAGTCTAGTCTATATATCCCAATCCTTCTACGCCATTCCCAAGATGATTCGGAATAATGTGTCTTATATCATCTTAAAGCAGGTCTCCAGTCAACGCAACCTTCAGATGATAATCAAGGACTTTAGTATTGGCATATCCAAAGACAAGGCGATGGAACTCTACAAAGATGCCACGCAAGACTTTACGTCGTTTCTTTTGTTAGACTTGGACAATCCCAAGCAACCCTTCCGTAAGGGGTTTGACCAGTTCTATGAATTGGAATAAGTATTTTAAACTCCAATTCATAAGAGAATGCGGAGGTAGGGTTTGAACCTACGACCTTCGGTTTATGAGACCGACGAACTAACCACTGTTCCACCCCGCACTATATATAGATGTAGATTTTCTTTAAGTCAGTTTAAGACTTTTGGGGATTAAAAAAAAAATTGACGGGAATTTAAGTAAGTATTTTAGGGTATAGTCTTTCACGAGACAACACGACAACAATGACCAACTCTTTCAGCAAACTGCTCAACGCTTACGAATCGGAAGTCCCGAAACCAAAACCAGAACCAGTGCGAGTTGCTTGGAACGCACCACTCAGTCGCGAAACGCTCCGCCGTGGTCTTGAGGCACTCCTCGCCGACCGAGACAAGAAGGGGCGTGGCGAACTCGCCTTTACCTACAATCAATCCGCACAGAGCACAATGTGGTTGAACAAGGAAGACCTTCTTGAAGAAATGGTGCGTTGGAAGAAAATGCGACAGGACGGCAAACTCAAGGTCTACAAGGAGAACAACAAGACCGTCCAAATTCACGGAACGACATGGTATATGATGTGCCTGACGGTGGACGCGAACTACGACCCGATTGCGATGCTGGGACTGGACGACATTGGCATCATCATGAGCGGATACTGCTACTACTTCAAGCACGAAAAGAACCGAGACATGACGGCGAACTACATCGGCATCGCGGGGGACGACGAGTGAAGCGACGCTGGGATTCACATGGGAAAGGAGGCGAACCTTTTTCATTTAAAATTGACGGCGATTCAAATACTTAGAGACAGGTAAAGATGAACACTGTTGACTGCCAAGCGAAATGCGTCCCCTGCGGACTTGTAAAGAATGGAACCGAGAAAGCAGTTAAACTCTGGGCAAAACTCCATGCGAAACAAGTCCATGCGAGACAAACGTATAAAACGGTAGGGTTTCAAGAAACCCAGACCAATTTCTCCAGCAGACGGAATATAAGCAAAGATGATGATACACGAATTACCCAATCAAAAGAATACCTACTCCATTCGTTGAGTATGAAAAATTGATTGGTTTTTTTATACCTGAGACAGGTAGACAAAATGCCTAAAGGAGCAGTCATTCCGTTCACTTACGAAACTTACCAATGCTCATGCGGTTGGAAAAAACTTGGCGACACACGGACAGTCAATATGGCGATTAAACTACACAACAAGCAGAACCACTCCAAAGCGGAAGTCACGATGATTTGGCATTCCGATGTGGAGCGGGTTCCAAAATCCGAGACAAAGAGCAAAGTCTTCAAGGCAGAGATTAAACCAGTCCCCGCTGGATTTGTGCTCTAATGTATCTTTTTTGTCTCGGCATACCACATTACCACACGGTTATAGACTGAGTTAGAGGTAATGTATAACCAGTGCCCCAACGACCGACATGCTTGTCTCAACCTGCTCATTTAGATAGACAGATGTTTTGCGAAACACTGAGACAAATCCATCAGCAACACATCACACTTCTGGGGGGTCAATGCCATACACCACTTCAACGCCACTACTTTGTCTCGGCAATCGTCCATTGATATACAATGAGATTTTGAGACAATAGTATTTAAAGACAACCTATAAGACAGTATAAGATGCCTAGGATTGCGATGGATTACGGAAAGGTCGTGATGTATCACTTTGTGTGTCAAGACCCGACTCAGGTCGCACGATACGTGGGTTCCACGACCAACTACATTAAACGCAAGGCACTCCATAAGTGTATCTGCCACAAACCCGACCACAAAAACTACAACCAACAACTCTACCAGACCATACGAGACAACGGCGGTTGGGACAACTGGGAAATGAAACCCTTGGAAGAGTTCCCGTGCCAGAACCACATTCAGCAACAGATACGAGAGCAATACTGGTTAGACCAACTCTTACCTACTCTCAATAACAACAAAGCATATATAGAAGATAAGGTCGCCTACAAGACGGAATACAATGCCAAGTGGGTCAAAGAACATCCTACGTATCATAAGGAGTGGCGGGCGAAGCGAAATACAAAATCTCAAGATAATGTATGACACGTTGGACGGATTTTGTGAGAGAGTATGCTGAGAAACATAACATTGGATACGGTTGTGCGATGGAAAAGGGAGCGAACGCTTACCACGAAAAGTATGGCACAAAACCAAAACCTAAGTCTCCAGAGAAGTTTAAGAAGATGATACAACAGGCGAATACTACTGCAGACCAATTAGAGAAGAAGATTGAGGAGAAGAAACAGGAGAAGAAGGCATTCAAATCAACTATCGCAACTATACGAAACATTAAATCTGGCGTGGAGAAGCGTAAGGAGTATGCCAAAAAATACTTAGACTCTAATGTGGAGTAAAAGGACACTTCCATCGTGGGTCAGTCATGTTGGGTTTTTTGAGTATCATTGTTTTGTCTCGGTTAAAATAATAACGAACCCTTGGCAAGTCCACCACCTCGTCCTCCATCATATTTCGTAGGCACTCTTCTGCGTGTGCCTGAGACAAACAACGCCGAGACATACGTATGCCACGTCTGCTATGAGTCACATAAAATCCATCTCCTACCGTAGGAGTAATAGACATATTCAACTCTGTAAATTAAATTTAAATCCAAAATTCTCTTATGTATATAAAGATGTATACTCTAAGACCCTATCACAAACTCCAAGCACGCAGACTGGGCGTCGTCATAAAACCCGCCACCAAATCACCCTACAAGATTGACGTCTTTGACAAAGACCTAAAGTATATCACTTCTATTGGAGACAGACGCTACAAAGACTTTATTATCTATGCCGAAGAAGATGGGTTTGAGGTCGCAGAGCGGAGACAAGCACTTTATCGCAAGAGGCACAAGGCAGACGCTCAGGTAGAAGGGTCTCGTGGTTTTTATGCCTCACGTATCCTCTGGTAATTAGTAGTTGGATATTAATACATCTGTCACATCTTTAACACCTCCTACCGATTTAAGAGACTGCGTGTTCTTGAAAGAAGTAATCTTATACCCCTTGTATAGGTTGCGGATAAAAGGCGTGTCGTTATAGGACAACAAAAACTTACCCTTGATTTTCTTTAGACGCTCCGCCAATAGTTCGTGGTCTATCTCTCCTGTCTCGTAAGCACCTGAGTCAGTCTTGTAGTAAGGGGGGTCTAAATAAAAAAAGGTATTCACGCCGTCATACTTATCCAGTAAGACATTATAAGACTTGTGTAAGAAGGTCGCATCTTTGACCCTCTCCTTCAATTCGGGTAATTGCTTCATTAGGTTCTGGTAGTTCTTTGTCTCAAATGTTTTGGAATACATAAAGGCGTTCGCCATACTTGAAAACGAAAACTTACGGATGAGAAGGTTGGCCAGAAACCGTGCCGTGCCCTTTTTCTTACTACGGGCATACTTGTCTGCTCTCTCCCACTTCTCTTTGTCAAAAGGAACATTAAAATTAAACGCTTGAACCATAGGCACATCTAAGGTTTTAAGGTCTTGGAATAAATGAATGAGACGAGTGTCTGAGTCTCCCGCAATCATTTTGGAGACAAGCGGGGCTTCTAAAAAGATAGACCCTCCACCTACAAAAGGCTCCACATAGGTCGTATAGTCTGTGGGCGGAAACCGTTTGAAGATTTGCTTACGCTTGCTATACTTCCCACCTTGTCTAGAAATCAATCCGTCACCTTCCATATACATAGGTTTAGAAATCTCTTGTTATAGAAATGAACTACCTCAAAGTATCGTTTCCTGCACCAGAGACCTATTTCGTCATTCCGCCTGATTGGGACATTACGGACCTCCAAGTGAGACACGGGTCTCTCTACTACAAGGGTAAGGCAACCCTGCTCATCCCCCACGACTTTCATTCCACGAAACAAGAACTAGACCTCATTACCCCCAATCATATGGACTACGAAGACACCCGAAGTTTTCTGGGGGAGTAAAATTGGGACTTTTTAACCACACTGGTTTGGTAAGGTCTTTTTGCGAAGACTTCATCAAACG